AACGGCGGCTTTGTGTTGGGCGGCGTGCCGGCGAAGGAGCTCGGCATCATCATGATTAGCTCGTCCCGCCGCCCGATCCTGCCCAGCACGGTCGACCGGACAATGCCAATCCCCGGCCGACATGGCGCGTGGGACTTCGGCGCCGACCTTGGGCCGCGGCAGTTCGCGCTGGACTGCGCGCTGATCGAGCAGGACGCGGTTGCGCTCCAGCTCGCCGTCGAGCAGGTGGCGGCGCTGCTGCTCGACAAGCACGGGCGGCCCCGCGAGCTCTCGCTCACGCTCGACATCCGTCCGGAGCGGTCCTATACGGTCCGGTATGTCGGATCGCTCGATATCGAGCGAATCATCGGGTTGGGGCGCTTTACGCTGCCGCTGGTCGCATACGACCCGCACAGCTACGCCGGTATCACGGATTACGACGAGGGTCCGTACCAGTACGACACGGGCCTCAAGTACGACACAGGGTTGTTGTATCCCAATCCAACCGGATTTACATGGCTGTACGCGGAGCAGCACAGCTCGCTCTACAACCACAGTAACCTTGCCACGCCGCTGATCGTGACAATCACGGGCAGCGTGAGCGGCGTCAAGATCACGAACCGCACCAACGGCCAGCACATGCAGCTCTCGACGGTGCTGAGCGGCCAGACGCTGGTGATCGACGGCGCGCGGGCAACGATCACGCGAAACGGCGCGAACGCCATGTCGGGACTTGTGGCTGGCGATTTCGTGCAGCTCGAGCCCGGAGCGAACCAGCTTGTGTTTGAAGGTGCCAGCCCGAACGCGACAGTGGCATTCGGTTGGAAACATAGATTTTTGTGAGGGGTGATAGTGGATGGCGAATCTCGTACCGATCGGGCCGGATGTCGAGAGTCAGCCGCTGAATGACAATTTCGCGGCGCTCAATGACGACATCATCAACGTCCCGCACTGGATCAACCGCAACACCATCATCAACGGTGGATTCGACATTTGGCAGCGCGGAACATCATTCGATGCGAACGGGTACACGGCGGACAGGTGGATTGTCGGGTTTGGGGCCGGAGGCGCGGGAACGGTCACAAGACAATCTTTCACGCCCGGCCAAACCGACGTGCCCGGAGAGCCGCAATACTACATGCGGATCAGCCAAACCACCCCGACAGCCTCTGGCCATGTTGTGCTCGGTCAACGGATCGAGGATGTCAGGTCGCTAGCGGGCCAAACTGTCACGCTGTCTTTCTACGCGCGCGTCGGGTCCGGTAATAAAGTCATAGGCACTCGCGTACAGCAGAACTTCGGTTCCGGTGGGTCGCCAAATGAAGATGGGCCGGGGAAAGCGCACACCATCACGACCTCGTGGCAAAGATTCACGCATACATTCGCGGTTCCGTCGATTTCGGGGAAGACGATCGGCAGCAACAACTACCTGTTCATCAGGTTCCTTGAGGAATCGAATTACTCGACTTTCAACATCGACTTCGCAAATATCCAACTTCACGTTGGCGACGTCGAGCTTCCTTTCCAGCCGCGTCACATTGCGGAAGAGTGGGAACTGTGTCGCCGATACACGAAAGTGATTGGCCGAAGCTCTCCATTCCAAGTCTTCGGCCACGGGTACGCAAATACAGCGACGGAGGCGTATATTTTTATCCCATTATCGCCGAGAGGAAGAGTGGTCCCGACGCTTACAAGCAGTGGCTCTTTCCGTCTCGGAACGCCCGGAGGACCCATAAACGTCACGTCGATGTCAGTTTCTACTGCGCTCTCGTCGCCTGACCTCGTGGTTTTGCAAGTGTCCGTTGCCTCTGGGTTGACGTCAGGACAGAGTGTGGCCCTACAGGCGAACAATGACGATAATGCAATCCTGATTTTCGACATGGAGCTGTGATGCCAATGACAAACCACTACATTCGCACGAACGAAGCCGGGGAGATCGTCCACGGCTTTTCTGACGCGTTCGAGCAGCCGCAGGACGGCGACATCCTCGTGCTCGAAAACGGGCCGCGTCACTTTCACGAGGTGTGGCCGGAACCACTGCGGAACGAGCGCGGGCAGTATCTGTTCCGCTGGATCGACGGCCAGCGAGTCGAGCGGACACAGGAGGAATTGGATGTCGAATGGGTGCAGCGGCCGCCCGCGCCTCCGTCGCTCCAACAGCGGGTTGAGGCAGCAGAACAGGCGTTGCGCGCCCTATTGGAGGTGCTGTGATGTACGAGTTCATTCGAATTCAGTGGGTCATGAGAAAAGTCACAGCAGAATGGGTGCTCGCTCAAGTCCCGCGCTGGATCACACAGGAGCAAGCGGACGAAATTCTGGCGACGTCTCAAGTGCCGGGTGAGCCCGAATGACCGCCCCGGTTCGCATCTATGATCAGCAGCTGCAGCTCGTCGCCGTGCTCGAAAACGCGCACAAAGTAGGCTATGAGACGCCCCTCAACAACCTTTGGCGGGCATCTTTTTCGTTGCCTGCCGACGACCCAAAGAACACCGAGTGCAAGCCGCTCTACTACGTCGAGATCTTCGATGGCGACGAGCGGATCGACCTGTTCCGGATCGTCCCGCATGCCGCCCGGCGGGACAGCAGCGGGCAGACGATCACGTACCAATGCGAGCACGTGTTGGCGACGCTGCTGGACGACGTGATGTTTCAGTTTCATACGGTCGGAAACCTCGGCGTGTACACGCGCGATGTGCTCGAATACATCTTGAGCAAGCAGCTGGTCCAGCGGTGGCAACTCGGCACGGTCAGCTTTGCCCGGCAATTTGAGTATTCGTGGGAAAACGAGAACCTGCTGGCCGCGCTGTTTTCTGTGCCGAAGCCGTTTGTCGAGGAGTACATGTGGACCTGGGACACGAGCGTCTATCCGTGGACGCTCAACCTGGTCGAGCAGCCGGCCATCGAGAACGATCCGAACGTCGCGTATATCCGATACGGCCACAACATGCGCGAGATCGAGCGCGAGATCGATCCGACGACACTCTGCACGCGGCTATACTGCCTCGGGTTCGGGGAAGGGGTCAATCAGCTCACCATCGCCGAGGCCAATGGCGGGCTGCCGTATCTCGATGCCGACACGCAGGCGCAATACGGTGTCATCAGCAAAATATGGGTTGACCGGCGATTTCAGTATCCGGAGACGCTCAAGGCCCGCGGCGAGGCGCTGCTGGAGGAGCTCAAGCATCCGCGCATCACGTACCGGGCAAAGGCGGCCGATCTCGGGCTCCAGAAGTTCCGCACCGGCTCGCATGTCATCGTGAAGGACGAGGAGCTGGGCATCGACATCACGGCCCGCATCGTCAACGTCCGGAAACCCGACATCACCGGCGCGCCGGGTGACATCGAGATTGAGATTGCGAACAGAGCGCAAGACATCGCTGGATCGATCGCGGAATTGGCTGACCGTCAGCGGATCAATGAGGTGTATGCGCAAGGCGCCACCAACTTTGACAGTCACGATTTCGCGGACAACTGCGATCCGGACCATCCGGCCATCATGCGGTTCTGGGTGCCGGAGGAGACAGTCAGGATCAACAAGGTGCGGCTGTCGTACCGGGTGGAGGCGTTTCGGTCGTATGAGCGCGCGATCGCTGGTGGGGGCGCCTTAAGCACTACGACCGCAGCAGGGGGATCATCGACTCCAACAACGTCTACACAACCGCAAGCGGTGGAGTCAACATCAACGGTACCGCAGCAAACACAAACAACATCAACGGTACCGCAGCAAGTACAGACGACATCGACAGCCCCGTCTACAGTACAATCATCAGGCGGAAACGTCTGGTATTTCGACAGCGGCTTCACCAGCGGTTTCGATGTCACAAATGTAATACCTGATCACAACCACGGCATTGCACCCGGCACGCAACTCATGACGGTTGGTGGTGGAGCAGTGACGTTTATGCCGTCTGGCGGTCACGGACATATTATTAAAGACGTGAACCATTATCACAGTGTGACGATTCCTGCTCATAACCATAGTGTTACAATTCCGGCACACAATCACACCGTCACAATCCCGTCACATTTTCATACTGTGATTATTCCACCTCATAATCACACTGTAAATATCCCTAATCACACGCACGACTTGACCTTGCCGGACCACACACACGACATCGAGCATGGGATCTTCGAGGGGCCGACGCCGACAGCGGTGACGGTGCGAGTTGACGGAAACGTTGTTCCGGGGTTGGGGACGAGCGCGGACGAAGTGGACATCATCCCATATCTGGCGAAAGATTCGAGTGGACGGATTCAGCGTGGAACGTGGCACACAATAGAAATAGCGCCCAATTCTCTTGGGCGCATTGTGGCGACGGTCCTGACACAGATATTTGTTCAGTCGCGGGGCGGCGGGAATTATTAATTAAAGATCAATCTGCACAAGTTCGTAAGCATCTTCGAGGTTTCTAAATAACACGGACGAGACGCTCGAATCTTCGGGGATAGAAATTGCCACTTCCACGCTTTGCCGAACTCCGGTTTTCACTGACATCGATTCTCCTGTGGAGAAAATTTGTGTCATGTGAATTCCGTCAACGACCACCGATGATATGAAGTGATTTGCAGCCAATCTTCCGATATGGGTTGGTGTGGATTCGGTCAATACATCGAACTTAATGATTGCGAATTTGTCACCGGGATTCGCCACGAAACTTTCAACTCGGTCGCTGTATGCGATTCCATCGAGTTTCAATTTGGCAGGTCCGAGCGCGAATTCTTCTCCGACACTATGTTTCACAATTTCGGGAGTGCTGTTCATTTCAGGGCTCCTTTCTGGTGTTCTGTTTACCGGATTCTTTTTGCTGTTTTCCGGTTCTGTCTTATTGAACTCAACCGTCTTGCTATCCGCCCGGTACGTCACATCATACCCAAGCATGTTGGCGACTTCGCGGACCGGCAGATACGTGGTGCCCATGACGACGAGCTGTTCGGTCTGCACGTCCCGCTCCTCGCCGTTGACGATGAAACGCAGCTTTGTGATGGTCGCCGTCACCGTGTCGCTCGCGGCAACGGCCGTCGCGGCGCTGCCGATCAGCATGCCGATGACAAGTCCGAGTATCAAACGCTTCATAATACCGACCTCCTTGTATAGGATCATTATACCATATATTACAATCTTCGACGTGATAAAGTTTCAAATAGCTCTGCCAATCAGGCGGAGCTTATTTTATTGCGGAGGTGATCCGATGGACTGGGGAGCAATCATAGCAGCCGTTGCGGCAATCAGCGGCATCATGCTCGGCTGGCTCGGGCGCAGCCGGGCGGTCCGGCAGGACGGCGCGGAGGATGGCGAGTTGCGCGCCAGCGTGAATTATATCCGCCAAGGCGTGGACGATCTGCGGGTGGAGATACGCAGTCAGGGTCAGCGCTACGATATGCTGGCCGAGCGGGTGACGCGTGTCGAAGAGAGCGCGAAGCAAGCACACAAACGGATTGACCGCATTGAAAACGAAGGGAGAGGATGACCAATGTTTAAGAAATGGCTCCGCGCGGCGACGATCCGCGCAATCAAGACGGCCGCACAGACGGCCGTCGCTACCATCGGCACAACGGCCGTCATCTACGACGTGGACTGGCGACTGGTCGGCGGCACGGCGGCGCTGGCCGCGCTGCTGTCGTACCTCACCAGTCTGGCTGGGCTGCCGGAAGTCGAGAAGGGCGGCGGTGATGGCGAATGAAGATCGTCATTGACGCCGGGCACGGGCCGGAGACGCCGGGGAAGCGCTCTCCGGACGGATCGCTCCGGGAATATCATTTCAACAGCGCGGTCGCCCGGTACGTCGCCGACGCGCTCCTGCATGGATATGAGGGCGTCGATATCCTCATGACCCATGACGACAGCCGCGACGTGCCGCTGAAAGAGCGCACGGACAAGGCGAATGCGTGGAAGGCTGATCTGTTCGTGAGCATCCACGCGAACGCATATGGTGACGGCGGCTGGAATAGCGCGCAGGGCATCGAGACGTATGTCTACGAGACGCGCCCGCCGGCGGCCGTCGCGCTCGCCAACGCCGTGCAGCGGCAGCTTATCCGGGCCACGGGGCGGCCTGATCGCGGCGTGAAGTCGGCGAATTTTCACGTCCTTCGCGAGACTCGCATGACGGCCATCCTGGTTGAGTGCGGGTTTATGACGCATCGTGAAGAATGCGAGCTGCTCAAGTCGGACGCCTACCGCCGCAAGTGCGCGGAGGCGATCGTCGCCGGCATCGTGGAGACATACGGGCTCCGGCCGAAGCAGCTCGTGCAGCCGGGGCTGCATGACTGGCGCGCCGAGTTTGCGGCCGCCCGGGAATGGGCTGTCGAATCCGGAATCACGGACGGCGCGCGCCCGCAGGATCCGGTGACACGCGGTGAGCTGTGGGTGATGCTGTATCGGGCATTCGGCGCCCAGAAGTGATTGATCCCCGCTCAGCTACGCGCTGGGCGGGGATTATTTGCTTACAGACCTTTTTGCTGTTTATACCGTCGAACCTCATCCAGATCCCACATCGGCCCCTTCGGCGTGATGGTGACGGGGCGTGGAAAGTCTGAGCGCGAGCGCGGGGACTGCATCCGTTTCCATCGGTCGTAGATCGCCCCGCGCGTGACGCCCAGAATCTCCGCCACCGCCTGGTATCCGCCAAGGGGCCGATTCACTCCCCCGAGGGTTCCACCCGGATGCTCAGGCGGTCCGGGAACGTGCTTGCCACCTCAATACCTCTGTCGCGGAGCCGCTGCTCGAGCTCGATCGCATTCGCCGGCGTCTTGAGCCGGATTTGCCGTGCCGGAAACGTCCGTTCAGC